ATTGTTAAAGGTGACTTACAAGTTGATGGTACAACTACAACTGTTGACTCATTTACTGTAAACTTAAATGATCCAATTATCAACTTAGGTATTACAACCAGTACAAGAACTGTAATGCAGACAGTAAGTTCTGGTATTAATACAATTAAAATTGATACTGCTGCTGGAATTAATACAGGTGATTCAATCAGTGGTACTAATATTGGTGCTGGAACAACAATTGCTGGTTATGATTTAACTCAAAAATTAATAACTCTAAGTGCAAATACAACTGGTGTTATTGGTACTACAAGTCAATTAACAGTTACAGCAAACGTTGATACCAATACTGATCGAGGTGTAGCATTCGGTTATAATTCTGCACCTGGTGCTGCAAATAGAAAGACTGGTTTCTTTGGATATCATGATCAAGGTGGTGATGGAAGTAATGCACCAGAAAGATCATTTACTTACATTCCTGATGCTACCATTACAAATAATTTGGTTAGTGGTGCAAAAGGTTTCCTAGATATAAAAGGAATATATTTCCAGACTGGTGATTTTGCTGCCGAAGGAAATAGTATCGTTTACTTTGATTCAACTGGTAAACAGGTGGGTGCTGCTGGCACTGCTGCTGGTATAACTACTTCTAACTTTGTGTTAACCACAAATGCCGCTGGCATACCAAAATGGACAACAACCCTCGATGGAGGAACTTTTTAAACTATGACAAATCCTAATGATGTTGATGTGAATGCTTTGATTAAAATTTATAACCAAAAAATTTCTACATTAACCAACCAAAATATTCTTCTTGAAGCAAAATTACAAACGATTGTTCAAGATCATTTAGATGCACAAAAAGAATTGATGGCAGAAAAACTTGAATACCAAGAAAAATACGAAAATCTATTAGCAGAGATCGAAGAAGAAGATGGCAAAACCAGCAACTAGACAACAATTAATTGACTACTGTTTTAGGAAGTTGGGTGCTCCTGTTTTGGAGGTAAACGTTGATGATGATCAAGTTGATGATTTAGTCGATGATGCAATACAACTTTATAATGAGAGACACTTTGATGGTGTCGAAAGGATGTATCTTAAATATAAGATCACTCAGGGAGACATTGACAGAGCACTAGGAGTTGAAATTCCTGGCGAAACCACAGTTAATGGAACAACAGGTGTTGGTATAGTTACAACCACAACTACTTCTACAAATATAAGTGGTTATGGTACAACATCTACAAATTGGTATGAAAATTCAAATTTTTTACAAATACCTGATTCTGTTGTAGGAGTAAACAAGATATTTAAATTTGATACCAGTTCAATATCTGGTAGTATGTTTAGTATCAAGTATCAGTTATTTTTAAATGATTTATATTATTTCAACTCTGTTGAACTTCTTCAATATAGTATGACAAAAACTCGTCTTGAAGATATTGATTTCTTACTTACACCTGAAGCACAAATAAGATTTAATCAAAGACAAGATCGTTTATATCTAGATTTTGATTGGGGATCACAAAGAGAAGGTGATTTCTTAGTACTTGATTGTCATAGAGCATTAGATCCTGAGACATTTAATCAAGTTTATAATGATTACTTTGTAAAATTATATCTAACTGCATTGATAAAAAGACAATGGGGACAAAATCTTATCAAATTCAGAGGAGTTAAATTGCCTGGTGGTTTAGAACTTAATGGTAGAGAGATATATGACGATGCTGAAAGAGAATTAGAAAGAATTAAAGAGAAGATGATGCTTGAATTTGAAATACCTCCTCTTGATTTCATTGGGTGATGATTGATGGCATTAAATCCGTTTTTTCTTCAAGGTTCTCAAAGTGAACAAAGACTTGTTCAAGATCTAATCAATGAACAACTCAAAATTTATGGGGTTGAAGTAACTTATATTCCAAGAAAGTTTGTAAGAAAACAAACAATAATTAAAGAAGTACAATCATCTGCATTTGATGATAATTTTTTACTAGAGGCATATCTTAATACCTATGAGGGGTATAGTGGTCAGGGAGATATAATGTCTAAGTTTGGTGTAAGTTTAAGGGATGAAGTTACACTTACGATATCAAAAGAAAGATTTGAAGATTTTATATCACCATTTCTAGCAGCAGATGATGACTATGAGTTAGCATCAAGACCTCGTGAAGGGGATGTTATATTTTTCCCTCTTGGATCAAGATTGTTTGAAGTTAAATTTGTTGAACATGAAGAACCTTTCTATCAATTAGGAAAAAATTACGTTTATCAACTTAAATGCGAACTCTTTGAATATGAGGATGAGGTATTTGATACTGATATTGATGAGATTGATTCTCAACTTGAAGATCTTGGATATATTTCAACTTTACAACTAATTGGAGTAGGACAAACAGCAACAGCCGTTGCTGTAATGAATTTAACTAATAAAGGATATGTTCGTGAAATTGTTTTGAATAATGATGGTAGTGGTTACATAAGCACTCCAAATGTCGCAATATCCACTGCTCCAGCTGGAGTTGGTAATGTAAATGCTACTGCTGTTGCAATTACAACTACTAGAGCTGGAATATTCTCTATTGATAGAATTGAATTAACTCATGCAGGTATTGGATATACACAAGCACCATTAGTCACTATAACAGGTGGAGGTGGTGTCGGTGCTGCTGCAACTGCTGCTGTTGAAACTTCAAACTTTGGTATTGTTGACTTTACATTAACTGGTAATGGTGTTGGTTATGCTGTAACTCCAACAGTTACGATTACAGGAATCAGTTCATCACCTGCAGCTGCAGAGGTAAATCTATTAGCTAATAATACAATATCTGATATAAGAGTTAGAAATGCAGGTATTGGATATACAGAACGACCAACAGTTACAATTTCAAATCCATCACTATTACAAGGAGTTGGAAACTTTGTTAGAGGTGAAGTTGTTAAAGGTTTAACATCTGGTATTGAAGCAAGAGTAAAAGAATGGGATACAGATACTAGAGTATTGAAAATATCAAATGTTGGTATTGGAACTACACAATCTGCATTTGTTCCTGGTGAAACAATTCAAGCAACTGAATCAACATTCTTTAATGTTGGTTTAACAACTGTTGCAACAATAGGCATCACGACTACTATTATTACAGGAATTAGCACAGCAGGAATTGTATTAAATCAGGAACTAAATCTAGTAGAATTTGGACAACTTCCCGTCATAGGTTCTGGTTCAACTGTTACAAGTATAGGTGCTGGTACAATTACTATAAGTAATCCTTCGTTAAATACTACTGGAGTAACAACTGTTGTTTCATTCGGATCTACTGTATACTCAAATTATGCTTTAGACTTCTTTAATGAGGAAAATCAAGACACTACCTTTGAATCAAATGAAATCATCGAATCTGAAGCAGATGATATACTTGATTTCTCAGAAGGTAATCCATTCGGTACATACTAATGTTAGGCACATACTATTATCACGAAATACTTAGAAAGACTATTATATCTTTTGGTACAATTTTTAATGACATTCATATTCGTCATCGAGATGGTGCTGGAAAAGAAAGTAGTGATATGAGAGTTCCTCTTGCTTATGGACCTATGCAAAAATTCCTAGCAAGATTAGAACAACAAGCAGATTTAAATCGTGCAACTCAAATTACACTTCCTAGAATGTCATTTGAAACAACTAATATTGCATATGACGCAACAAGAAAAGGTGGAATAACACAAACATTTAAAGCATCTGATGGTAATAAACTTAGAAAAGTTTTTATGCCAGTTCCATATAATCTTGGATTTGAATTGAATATTCTTGTTAAATTAAACGATGATGCGTTACAGATTATAGAACAAATACTACCTTATTTTCAACCATCTTTCAATGTCACCATTGATTTAATAGGTGTAATTGGAGAAAAAAGAGATATTCCAATTGTATTGGATAGTATACAATTTCAAGATGATTATGAAGGAGATTTTGCAACAAGAAGAGCATTAATATACACATTAAACTTTACTGCAAAAACTTATCTGTTTGGTCCTGTTTCTGATTCTAGTGAAGGTCTTATTAAGAAAGTTCAAGTTGATTACTATACTTCTGTTGATACTGAGAATGCAAGAAGAGAATTAAGATACTCTGCAAGACCTCAAGCTAAGAAAGATTATAATGATGATAATACTGCAGTGTTGAAGTCAGATATTACAAAAACCAAAACGAGATTTGACGTTTCATCTACTGTTGCATTATCTTCTGGCATGAGAATTATTATAGATAAAGAAATAATGAAGATTAAAGAAATCGTTGATGCAAATACAATTATTGTAAATCGTGGTTATGAAACGATATCTGCGACACATACTGTAGGTGCATCTATTGACGTTTTAACTGCTGCAGACGATGCTTTAGTTGAACCAGATGATGACTTTGGATTTAATGGTTTTATTGAAGATTTTACTGATTCAAAAACATATAGTCCAACACAACAGAAAGACATTTAATGAATACCATGGCTAACTATGATTCTATTGATAAAGCGTTAAACACAAGTAGTGCGATTGATGTTACTCCAACTAGCAAACCACAAAAGGTAGATGCTAGTAAGGATGATATTCAAAAGGACTATGATTATACTCGTGCAAATTTATATTCGTTAGTCGAAAAAGGGCAAGAAGCACTTAATGGTATCTTAGAGGTTGCTGGTGAAGGTGGTAGTGCCAGAGCATATGAAGTTGCAGGACAAATCATAAAATCAGTTGCAGATACGACTGATAAGTTAATGGATCTTCAAAAAAAGGTTAAAGAAGTAGACGAAGATAAGAAACAAACAACAAATAACGTAACTAACAATGCACTCTTTGTAGGTTCAACATCTGAACTCAAAGAGTG